CCAGAAGTCCTCGAGCATGGACATGTGTTTGCGATCGTCACGCATCTCGCCGGTATTCGCATCGTAGACCATCTTGTTACGATACTTCGACATGATGTTACGCATGTACTCCTCGGCCTTACCCTTGGGCAGGTTACCGACGTCGATGTAGAAGATTCGACGTTCCGGAGCACGCGACAGCCGATAGATGACCAGCGAGTCCTCCATCATGCGTAGCTGATTGACCGGTTTCAGCGCCTTGTGTAGGTACGATAGAACTCGTTTACGCGACGAGTCCGTAACACCGGAGGTCACGTACGAGACCGCATCCGGCGAGATCTTAAGACCCTGCGACATCTGAGTCAGTGTCTGATTCTGATAGATGAAGTACTCGTTGATGCCCTTGACCATCTTGGTGCGAGTCTTCTCGTCGTACTCCTCCTTGACCTCACGCACCTTGCGCATCTTGGTCGGATCGATGTAGCGAATCTCAAGAATACCCTTCTTAGGATTCTTTGGATCAACGATCTTATGATAGTAGATCTTACCGTCGATGTACCAGCGACGAAAGATGTCGTGGCCCTTGGAGTTAAAGTCCAGCAGCTCGACGACCCTATCGAACTCGTCGCGAATCATTTCCTTGATCTTATCCGACGCCTCGTTCTCCTCCAGATCGTCGAGGTTGATCGAAACCGGAGCGGACTCGTCGTCCGATACGATGGCCTCGTTCACAATGTCCTCGACCGCGGCGTCGCACTCCGGATTCTGCGCCAGATCACGATACTTGTAGATCAGATCCTTGTCGTTCTTTGTACCGGTACCATCGAGATCGACGTACTGACCGTAGTAGCCACCGGCGTTAATGACCTGACCGGTACCGTCCTCTGCGGTCGGAGGAACGAATGAGAGCTTACGCGACTCCTCGCTTTCGGTTTGAGACTTACGTTTAATCTCAAATCCAAAGAGAGAAAAAGAACGATCTTCTGCTGAGGAATCCGCCATTACTTACACACTCCAATAACTCAATTATGAACGTCAGGGGGAGATCGAAACCTCCCCCTTCGGTCCGTTTCCATTATTTATCCGTCGTTAGGTCGTAGTACCCGATGTCCAGTAGTCGTACTGAAGCTCGACCTCGAACTCCTCGATCTCGTTCTCGGTGTCGTACGATACGTCGATCGCGCCGATCGATGTCGGGAATGCACCCTTAAAGTTGTATCGCTTTACTGCAACACCGGACTTATCGAGCTGCTCGATGATCATGTCCGACTTGTAGTCGGCCGGGTTCGTCAGACCGTCGTTTTCCGTATGTGAGTTGATACCGTTGGACCAGCGCTCGAACGCGTTACGAACCGCAAAGTCCGTATCGTTGATGATGGTGATGGTCCAGGGCTCGAATGTACGATCGCCGGCGATCTGAAGGTTACGACCACGGAAGGGAACCGTGATCGTCTCCATCGTCGAGGCGGGCAACTGAGCCGACTTACACATAAAGGAGGTAAGCTCGATGTTGCCGGCCGCATACGCCGGATATGTGACCGTCGCCCGAAACAGATTGGAGCGAGCACCGCCACCAACCAGCTTGGACTTAAAGTCGTCTACACGAAGTGTCATTTGTTTCTACCTCTCTTTACTGGCCGGCGATCTCGCTGAACTCAACACCGGTGCGTGTGGCGATGAAGTTCAAGGAGATAAAGTTGATTGAACGTGCCGGCTGGATGTAGATATCGGCAACGAATCGATTCGCGTCGATCACCTGCGGCGTGTTGTTCGTCTCGTCGCAGACCACACTGAATGCGGTTACGCCACGACGACCCTGTACGTCACGAAGGAAGGGCTCGACCAGATTACGGAACTGAGCGCGAGTGAACTCGTCGTTCAGCTCGAACAGCTGGAACTTAGCCGCGGTAGAGACCGCCTTCTCGAGAGTGATGAACAGGCGACGAACGTTGATACGATCGAACGCCGACGGCTTAGCCTGTGCCGTCTTATCACCGAAGAGCACGATGCCCTGTCCCGGGAACGCAACGATCGGATTCACACGAGCCTTGTACAGAGTGTCGCGTTCGGCCTTTCGAGGATTGAACGCAACCTTAGTGACACCGCGAATCTGACCGCGATTAAAGCCGGCCGGAGAGAACCAGGGATCCGAGACGTTATCGGTAAAGGCACAGAGACCGGCAACGTCACCCGATGCGATCACCCAGCGATACACATCGTTGTACTTATCGTATACGTAGAGCGCACCGGAATCGAGCACACCGTACGAGGACGATGTGATCTGATCGGCCCAGGACTTAATGTCGGTCGCCGCGGTCGTATTGTTGACCGAACGAGTCGTGGACGGTGAGACAAAGGCCACCACGTCCTTACGTCCCTCTGCGATCGCAATCAGATCGTTGGCCAGAGTCACGTCGTCGCTCTCCGATACCGGAGCACCGATCAAGAAGTTAACGTCGACCGTCTCCGCGTCGTCGAACAGATCGTAACCGGTCTGAAGCTCACCGACGGTGGGCTCGGCGGCGGTACCGTTGAGTCCGCCGGTAAAGTCGTACGTCAGAACGGTGTCGGACGTCTCGTACTCGTGACCGGTGGAGGTCTGTGTCAGATTCGTCGTATCGGTCGACTTGACACCGGAATCCGGAAGATCGGAATCGGACGAACCGACCCAGATGTAGCTCGACTGATTATTGATGACGTTAACGTAGTAGTTGGACTGACCGTTGTTGCGCTTAGCGTCCGATGCCTGTGAGAGACCCTGAAAGATCTCAAGAACCTGACCCTCGGTGCCGCTGATGACGCCGTCCTCGTCCACGACCACGACGTGAAGCTCGTCGTTCTCGATACCACGATCGGAGGCCCAGTCGGACGTACCCGGTGCGAAGTCAAAGAGCTCGTCGTAGCCCGGATCGGTAAAGTCGGCCGAGGCGAACGCCGTCGCATTGGAGGCAACGTACACACCCAGCGAGTTACCGAGATCACCCGGATACTTAGCCACGTAGTGATTGTCGGCCGAGAAGGACGTCTGCTCGTAGTCCGACTCGTTCTTGACCAGAACACCGGCCGTCTGAGAGGCGTTGAGCATACCGCTCTGATTTGCACGAACGACTCGCAGATCGTTGGCGTACTGCAGGAACTGAGCGGCAGGCATGAAATACTTGAACGTGTTGTCGTCGGGAGCGAAGAAGCGATTGACAAGATCGTTCTCTGACGTTACCTGCACGATCTCCTCGACTGGACCCCAGCGGAATCCACCGACGTATGCGCCGATCGAGGTTGAGACGGCAGGAACAACGTTTGTGAGATCGACCTCATTGATCTCGACACCCGGTGAGACCTGAAAAGAAGCCATAGATTGTTCCTCTTTACTTCAGTTTATTGATAAGACTCTTACATAATACGGTGGGTTTTCATTATATTTATTTATAAATAACGGGATTTCTCAGTTAAATGTACCGAATCCTGGATCGTCGATGGAAGTCCAGACGTCCCCCTGAATGACCTCGGTGTCGCTCTGCTGACCGTCGTCGACGATACCAAAGGGTACCATGTCGTCCTCGATCATTCTCATCTGCTCCTCGTACATAAGTCGCTTGACGTCGATATCAGTGTAGTCCATAAAGAGTGGTGTCGTAGTGAACCACCCAAAGAGAACGAGGTTCATGACCAGATCGTCGTGATTACCGTTCGACGCCTCGTACGACGAACCGCGAGCCACGAACGTTGAGAGCTCAAGAATCGTATTCGAGTCGCGTATCAGTAACTGATCCTGCTCGATCAGATCCTTCATGGTCGAGGTACCAATGCGCTTTACCTTTCGATTCATGGTGATACCGATCGATCCCGCCTTGACCGCGGACTCGACGTAGACGTTCTCGTACTCCAATTCGTAGTACAGACCGTTGCAGACCACCTGACCGGCATCGTTCGATTCGATAAGAACGTACGCATCGTTGTATGTTCGAGCATACTTATAGATCACGTCGGGGAACAGCAGAGGAGAGATCATGTTGTCTCGAAAGACGGCCACCTGCCGAAACGGTTTGCTCGAGACGTCGACAACATTGAACGTCGAGTAGTCCTGCCCTCGACCCTTGGCGACGTCGACGAACATCATGTAATGTGAGTCGGGATTCGGTCTCTCGTAGACCTTCACGCCGTCCTGCTCGTAGATCGGATTCTCTGCCTTGAGCTTGAGCAGCTTATCGCCGGAGATCAGTGTCTCACCCGAACCGATGAAGTCGACCTCGTACTCCTGCTTAAACTGTAGCTCAGAAGTATTCGCGATCGTCTCCTGCTTCCACTTCTCGTCACGACCCGGTACGTCCCACCAGTTGACGGTGAACGGCTTAAAGTTGTTCGTCTGCTGTACCGCTCCCTCCCAGAGTTTATGAAAGACGTTACCGAGACCGTTCGGCGTCGAGGTAACGACGATCTTTGTCTGCTTACCCGAGGAGATGACCGGATACGTTGAGGTATAGAACTCAGCATCGTTCTGAACGAATGCGAACTCGTCGAGGAACAGAAGTGAGACCGAGAGACCACGAATCGAGCTCGAGGAAGTGGAAGAGGAGATGATCTTTGAGTTGTTCGAGAACTCGATCGATGTCTTATTCAGTACCTTACAACCGGGCTGCAGAAAGAAGGGCAGGTTCTCGAGCATCAGCGTGATACGACCGAGCATTTCCTTTGCGGTCGCACCCTTGTTCGCTAGAATGGCGACGGTCTTCTCGGGGTTAAAGACCGCGTACCATAGAAGATACGCACAGCTCGTGATGCTCTTGCCCGACTGACGACATGCGAGTACGATGGAGAATCGATTGTCGTTGAAGTGCTCGACCATCTCGCGCTGATACGGATACAGCTTAAACGGAACGAGACCGTCGTCGAGCGATATGACCTTAAGATAGTTCTCGGCGAAGTATACCGGATCCTTGAGACAACG